TAAGGAAAATGGATTGTCTCAGGAAGAGGCGGTATTGTTGACCATTAATTCCAATGCGGCTTTGGTTAAGGCGTTGGAGGGTGCCATGGGCGCTCTTGAGTAGGATTATGATACCGGCGTTGATTACGAAGATGAGGAGTGGATTGAGATCGCAAAGAAGCGACTTGATGCAGCACGTGCCGCATTGGCTAAGGCTAGGGGAGAGGCGTGATGAGTATATTTAAAAGGTTACCAAACTATTATCGCACCTGGAGACGAAAAGGTGCGGCTAAGATGGATCATAAACTTTGGTTGTTTTGGTCTATTATGGGAAGGTATCCAAAATGACCCAACACACCTTCACCACCACAATCGACGGCCAAGACGTGGTAGTCATATACGAATATCACAAAGGCTACGCGGGCGATTGGATCGATCCGGCGAACGGAGATATGGTGGAAATCATCGCCGTCACTCCAGACGTACCAGCCTCGGCATATGACGACCTAGCAGCAGAAGCTTTCGAAGACTACGCCGCATACCTCAGCGACGCCGCTGAGTATCGCGCAGAGATGAGAAGGGATTACGATGATTAATATCGGCGACGTGGCTTGCTGCGTGGATAAAAGCGTCATTATCACCGACACGAAATGCTGTACCTATAGCGGCGAAGATGCTCCGCCATTGCGATCGGTTGGGCGTGTTGTCGCATGCATGAAGCTTCCCGACTGTAGTTGCGTTATACTCGCGCTGGACAACGGGTATTCTGGCTACATCGCTCGTTTTCGCAAGGTTGATCCGGCATCGCCTGAATTCATCGCGCGCATCCGCTCTCTCAGGCCGGGACGGGTGCGGGAGGATGTTTGATTGGCTGCGTCGCATTTCATGGCCGATCCGTGATCGTCACCCTCAACGTGAAGGTTTATCGTGTCTATCCGCCGTGGAAGCGACGGCGACATAAATAACCGTTGACAACCCTCCCATACCCTCTAAGATACCCCCATCACCAACGGAGAAACGATCATGGCATTCAACGCAAACGACTTCGCGGCCTCCATGCGCGCCACCGCCAAGCAGATCGATGCGGACCGCAAGGCTGGCTTGCTTCGCGATTTCCACGGTCGCCTCGTCACTCACGCCGAGGCTGACGTTTTGCGCAAGAGGTATGCGAAATGACATGGGGGCAGCAAATGGTGCTTATAGTCGTTGCATGGCTGTCCATCGCAACGGTAGTCGCGCTACTGATCGGGCGCGCGATCCACAATAGAGACGAGAGAGACGGGTATAATGACTAAGGGCGTTGAATACGGTGAGGGTGTTGCGGCTTTCGGGCGGGGCGTGCCTCGGGTGGATAATCCGTATGAAGCCCTGACACCGGCTTGGCTGCTGTGGCTGCAAGGTTGGACTTGCATGGCTGATAAGGTGGCTGAAGATCGGCGGGGAGTGGTGCGGTGAGTATGCTGGATGAGGCTATTGCCTTTGCAGCCATGGCACACGCGGGACAGGTGCGGAAGTACATCGGCCTGCCTTACATTACACACCCAATCGAGGTTATGACGATCTTGCACGATCACCGCGTACGCGATGAGGCTATGTTGTGCGCGGCTGCACTGCATGATGTGGTCGAGGACACTGGCAGGGCCATCACAAGCATTATTATCCACTTTGGCGACGACGTGGGGCGTTTGGTGGATGGCTTGACGGACAAATATCCCGCCGGCACTGGCGGCAATCGCGCCGAACGCAAACGTAAGGAGCGCGAGCGCATCGCGGGAACGTCTATGCGTTGCCAAGCGGTTAAGTATGCTGACTTGATATCCAATACCTCCTCAATCGTCGCGCACGATCCCGACTTCGCGCGCGTGTATCTGAGCGAGAAACGCGCCATGCTAGACTTGATGATGCAGGATGATTGGGGTTTGTGGCGCACATGCGAAGAGCGATTGGCTTGGGGTGAGCGTGAGTTGATGCAGGAGGCTTTGCGGTGACACCTCCCCTATGGCCCGCCGTAGTTGCGATGTTTCTGTGCATTGCTGTGGTTATCGTGGCGCTGGTCCGGTGTTTTTGGGAGAGTGATGAATGATGGGTATTATTATTACGGTGGTAGGTGCCATTGCGCTCGTTAGCATTTTCAATGCTCGCGCGGACGCGGGAAAATGATAACCGTCTCCACCTCGCTAGTGCCCCCAGGGCCGGGGTATCGCCTGGAAGCTGGCCCCGCCGACAGCCCTACACACGTCTGGACCTTCGCTCACCCCCGCTACTGGCTAGGGAAGGGCGTCAAGGCGGACGTGGGGCTAGACGCGGGGCACCAGTGGGGTGAGGGCAGGGAGGCCGCTAAGATCGCATTTTGGGGTAAGGTGGCGGATCATGTTGAGTGCTGGCCGGACGCTGGGACGTTTGCTGGCGAGGTCAACAAGCGGCAGTTGCGGGCAGAGCGGGAGAAGGCGGAGCGGGAGGCTGGGCATTTGGATTTGTGGTGACTTTCTAGATTGGATTAATTAATATGAAGTGGCCTTTTGTCGATGCTCGCTGGCGTAAGCGCTTTGCTTTGTTGCCAACCCATATAAATAATGACGTTATTTGGTTGGAATGGTATGAGTGGCGGCATTTCCCCGACCAAAAACCATGGATGGAAAAGCCTTGGCCCAAGGAATATCGGCAAAAATAACAATTGACACCACCCAACCCACCAACTAACACCACATCAACAGAGGGAGAAAACGATGTATTACCTAGCAGCACTAAATGCCTCATTGGCCATAGCCAATTTGGGCAAGATCATGTTTTGGCACGGCGGGCTTATGTGCGTTTCCGCTGTCATTTTTAGCGGCGCTTTCGCGCTTTGGGTGGCAGTGAAATGAACGCCATCATCCACGTATTTCGCGCCGCTTCGTTGGCAGATATCTTTTCATCGGCGGTCGCCGCATTGTGCGTCGGCGCTATGTTCTTTGTGGGAGTTATGTTGTGATGGAATGGGGACCGGAGATTGTTGTTAATGGCGTTCGGCCTGCATGGTTGCGGGATGATGATTGGGATAAGGTAGTGGCCATTTTAGATGATAGTCGCGAACAATATCCCGACAGTGACCGGATGAAAGATGTTGGCCATTGGGTATGGACTTCAATTAAGGCGCTCCGCCTTCCCGCCGACAGCGTCATCTACACCGCTCTTGAGGCGGGATTTGTGCCTTATGTTGGGGGTGGACGGCCTGATGATTGGGATGGCAGTCCAGTTCTGTGGGACAGTGGCAGTACCGATAAAGACGACACGCCAACTTCGGAGGATGATTTCTCTTGGACCATCACCAACGGCCCGAACATCATCGGCTACAAGCGCAAAGTCGAGGTGGTGGATGATGCGGATTACGTGCGGGTTAAAAGGATGACGGAGGTGGAGTTGCATAACTTTGCAAAGCCGTTCCATAACGAATACGGTCACGACATTTTGCGTATGTTTCGTGCTATGGGCATCACCCCCACACCCCCAACCCGCGCCGAAACTATCGCCGCCAAAACCGGCCTGTCTGTTGCTGATGTTGAGAAGGTTTTGGCGGAGGTGGGGTCGTGAGTGGGATTGATAAACGCACGGGGCGTCCGTTTGGCGATCATGGAACTGCCAATCAAGCCATAGCTTTTGCTATTGACGGCATGAATGGATGGTGCAGTGAGCCGGAAGTATTCCTTAAGGCGTGGCGAGAAGGTGACTTAACGGAATGGCCTGAATTTTATATCTGGCTTGGTATGCAGGAGGAAAATAATGGCACGCGGTGAAAACAAAGAGTTTAGGCGTATTCCGCAGTCTGGGGGATACCCAGGTTTGACGGCCCTTATGGTGGGCAACACCACGCGTGAAGTCGTCATGCTCGGCACTGGCGCTGAGGTTGAGGCCACTGTGTTGGCTATGGTGCGGGAGATTGAGGGGAGGGAGAAGTGACCCACCCCACCATAGCCGACCGCCTACGCACGGCAGGTCAAACCACCAGGGCTGATAAGCTTGACCGGCTTGCGGACGATTGGTGGCAGGGGCGAGTTAGTGCGGGAGAATTTGCCGTTGAGTTTTGGCGGGGTGTTCGAGTTTTGAGGGGGATGGGTTGTGAGTGACAGTATGATTGAGCGCATTAAAAAGGCTATCGACGTTGAGTTGCAGCGCCAGTTCGATAGCGAAGCTCTCGGTTGGTACCTTCCGCCCGAAAAAGAATCAGATTATATCGTGGTGGACGGCAGTGTTCTCATCACTCCACTCGTTAGCTCGATCATTGCCGCCATGCGCGAGCCAACAAGCGAAATGGTCGAGGCAGGCACGGAGGCCGATTGGGTAGGAGAGAATGAAGACCGCGCGGGATGGTCCATTAATCCATCCGAGCATGGCCCAGGTGTTTGGCAAGCCATGGTCGACGCCGCGCTAGATGAGACCAACCGATGACCACTTGGAACGATATCAGCACGGCTCCGAGGGATGGCAGAGACATTCTGCTATTCTTCCCGCTAGAGGGACTGAACCACGATTGGAGCCCACAAACCATTATCGGTTACTGGCGATCCAATATTAACTATTGGGTTTTTCAGAATAGGGCTGTGCGCGGATATAGCGAACAATATCAGCCAACCCACTGGATGCCTTTGCCTGATCCGCCTAGCGCCTAGCAATCTCAACCACTTTGCTATATAAAGTTCGGGCTCCGGTTAGCGCTTCCAACGCTGCTCGGAGCCCTGATCGTTAACAGCACTGTGGATGCCGCCAATGACTAAGCAATCCATTATATCAATGATGCGTGAGGCGCAAGCGAAGGGGTTGAAGACCTTTTCGACTGGTAAACCATGCGCGCAAGGTCACATATCTGACAGATACGCATCAAAAGGTTATAAGTGTATTGAATGCGCGGACCTAAAAGATTTGAAATCTGGTAAAAAGAATCAATTACGCAAAGGCAATTTGCAACTACAAATTGATGGAACATACATCGGATGGCCATGTAAAGTTTGTGGCTGCATAAAGCGGAATTCTTTTAAGAAGTGCATTGATTGCGTAAAACGTAGATATGAGAACAATCTTTCTAAATCTGCAGAATATGAGCGAGCCAGAAGAGCGTCAAACCCCGAAAAATTCAAACTACAATCAAAAGAAAGATACAGGCGGGATAATTCACAAAAAATATTAGACGGAACTGTCAGAAGGGCAAAGAAAAAGAATGCGATCCCGTCTTGGGTGGATCTACCGCACAAACGTAGAATGCGCGAAATGTATAAAAATTGCCCAAAAGGTTTTGAGCTAGAACCCGCCGAAGTTAATCAGCGCCAACAGAGCGGCAATCTCCGCCGCTGTCCCGCGATCTTCCTCGTCCAATCCTGCCAATTCACCGGTATTGAGTGCCATCACATAGGCATTCATGCTACGCGCTGCGCTATCCCGCCAAGTCCGTAGGACCGGGGTGTACAGGCGCAACAATTCTTGCTCTTGATTATACTGTGGCGTTATCACCCGCCAAGCGCGGTCTCGCGTAGCTAGTTCCGGTAGAGAATACGGCATTATTTTCCATGAGCCTCTGCGTCACACTCAGGGCAACTATGCTCCATCGCAATATCCCAAGCCTCGATCAACACAACCGCGCTATCGTCGTCAACGTCAACCGCTTCCTTGAACGTCAACCCTGCATCCATCATTCGGAAGATGCGGTCCGCGTGGAGTAGGTCTCGGACTAGGGGTTTAGCCACCTGGAAGCTCCTCGCTGTTGATAACCTTCATGCGATTGCCCGACCACACAAGCATAACTTTACCAATTCGGTAAAACCCTGTCATGCCTGATACGGCAATCTCGAATGGGCCGAAGTGCTTGTGGAATTCGAGGTGCATCAATCCTCCACAACCACAACACGCTTCCAAGGCTCAAGCGCTTTCTCGGGGTAGATTTGCACGCTGCCTTTCTCAGTAGCGCTTTCCACGCATACGCCGATCGGCGTCAGGCTAGTGGAATAATAGCCAACAACCCGCCCATGCCAAAACGAGCCCGATTTCTTGCGGACGTAATCGCCTAGGCGGTATTGGGATTGCTGGGGCATTATACAGCGGCCCTTTTGCACCAGCTTGTCACCCCAATCGGCATCTAGGGTTGGACGGGCCTCTTCCTCGTTTTCAGTTACCAGAATATCCATGGCGTTATGAACGTAAAACGTCATTTCGCTATTGGGGGCGATCGACACAGAAACGCTGTTTGCAGCGTCATAAACCTGCTTTACGAAAGCGCCTTTGTCGTGCGTTTTTACGGTTACGGTGGTGGTCATATTAGTCGTCCTTATCAGGAAACTTCAAGCCATTTGCTTTGGCATAGGCACGCAAATAACTTTCGCTATCCCATACGCCCGCACCAATTTCTATATTGCCTTCTAGCTCCGCCATGCGGAGACACCAATCCTTATCAAATTCAATAGTCATCATCAGAACTCCAATCCTCATCCACCTCGGCGAACCGCTCCGGCCCCAATTCAATGGGTCCGATCCAAGGCTTAATGCCCTCAACAGACACCCCGGCAAACGAATAGTCAAGGCTAAAGTGCGGGTTAAAATCTGGATGATCCCACGTTGCACCCGCTCGCAGGATGCTTTCGTGACGCCACGATAGCGAGCTAGACCCGAAAATCTGCACAAGCGTTCCGTTGAAAATATCCATCAGGCGTGGTCCGCCCTCCTGAACTTCCAAGGTGGCCTTGCCGCCCCAATCGTCTGCGGCAACTGATAGCCAGTCAATCGGCTGACGCGAATAGGCGATCGTTACATGCGCCTTATCGTCTGGCACCGTAACAGCCACGCCCTGCGCTTCGAAGTGCTCACGGATGGCGGCAAAGTTGGTCACAGCGCGCGAAACGTACAGGGTCATTGGACGAGCATCCGCCAACATAGCCCGAGCGTCCCGAGCGGCAGCGGATGCGGTGGAACCGGCGGCTACTAGGCCCTCGATCGTTGCGGCTTCTACCGGATTGTCGTTCGCAGGCTCGGCAGGCGGATTGATTTCCTCGAATTCTCCGCCTGCGGCTTCCCATTCAGAATAGGCGTCTTCAATGCCCGGATACTCGCCGCCATCAATCAATAGTCCCTTAACTGCTTTGGCAAGTACCTCGGAAGGAACAGTGTTGCTCTGTGCCAGTGTGTTGATTGCATCGGCTCGCAGTTTGGCGTTAGCAGCGCGCGTGGCCTCGGTGTCAACTTCGAACGGCAGGAAGTTAAACCAAATCTGAGGATCGCGCGCGCCCGTTGCTGAACGGATCAAAGCTTCGTCAATCATTTCCAAGCGGGGGCGAAGGTCTAGCTCGCGTCCAGCATCGAGCATCGTCCAGTAGTTGGCGGTGTCCGAGTCTCCCGTGGCGTTCATCCCACCCGGCGACATGCCGCTCAGACGGGTCATTGGTACATCAGCGGCACCAGCCACCATCTGGATAAACCAAGTCCCCATTTCTGGAATATTAGCGAAGGAGAAAGCCTCATTCGTCCAAGTTTCGCCGGTATCGCCAGACTTGCCAGGACCACTGACAATGTTGAGGTGGAAAATGCTCTCGAATTGCTTAACCAAGCGCGTCTTCTTAATGAAGTCCGCTTCACCTTGCTTGGTCGAGATAAGACTAGTCAGGTTGGGCGTGGAAAGCGTGCTAGTGCGTGCCTTGCTAGTCAGTGCTGCAAAGTTACCCTGCGCGCCGTCAGCATTTACCAGAACATCACGAATGGATACCAAAAGCGGATCGGACCAGCCCTGTTCCGCAAACGTAATGTTATCCGGCAAGTCTGAGTTGGTAAAACGCACGACACGCGACGGATGAACCGGGAATAGAGTTCCGCCTGTATTGACGTTATACGTCAGAGGCTCCCCATAGGACATGCTACCGGGATCTAGATTGATTTGGGTAATGGTAATTTCGTGACGGCTAAGAACGTGGATATAAGAAAGTCCAGCCTTCTTAACCTTAGTCACGTCTAGCGGCGTTCGCGGATCGTCCCCGTCAATTCCCATGATAAGAGCGGACCCGCCAAAAAGCCGAGCCCATAACAGGGCTTTGCGTACTTTCTGGCGCAACCCAAGACGGCGTTCCTCTGCTTCGATCGCTGTAATTTGATCCGGCGTCGCGCTCCAGGACCGCCAGGGGCGGACCTGATCTGTGACGGGGATCGTGTGGACCTTGCGAGACAGCCATGAGGTGCGAAAGCTAGCCTCAATCTCCGCCTGAGAGATTGGGCGCATAAACCAGCCCGAGCCATTGGCGTTGCCGTCGCTTGCGCCACCTAGACCAGACATGACCGAAGCGAAGCCGTCGTATAGGCGCGTAGCTGTGTCTTTTATGCTCATATTGCCGTGTTTACAGCAAGCCGCCCATTATTGCTAGGCAGACCGCCGAGCCTTCTTTCGCTCATTATCATAAAGCCAAGCATAGAAATCAGCCATGCATTTGGAACAATGGCAGTTGCCGGTATGGTTTGCCGTGCTGATATCGTTCCAAGTGGTCACTGGCAAACCTCCTCTACGCTAACTCCGTTGCTTACAACCCCGCGAGACCAAAAGTTCGACCAAACTAATCTGCGCGTTACGGGATCGCGACCAATCTTCATACCGTTATCACACGATCGGATTAGTTGGGCTCGATCCATAACTCTTTCGCTATCCATCGCGGGCGGCTGTTTTTCGCATGCAGTTAAAGCAAAAAGCGTCAGTACAATTGCCTTATTCACAACCCATCCCCCTCAAAACCCGAACGCCCCGCCAAAATTCAATGGCAAATTCTCCCGCGCTAACCCGCCCCTGCCACCAATCGTTTGCGAGGCGGTCCAGCTTATCAGCCTTGGTGGTTTGGCCTGCCGTGCGTAGGCGATCGGCTATGGTGGGGTGGGTCATTTCGCGGGCTCCAATTCGTCACGCACGCGGCTTGACCATACATCTAGAAGCGCCAAAAGCTCGCGCTTTACCCTTCCTGACGGCAGCACCCAAATACCCGCCAGAAGCAAAGCGCGTCCCGCGCGGAGACGAAGATAGCTCATTTAGCATACTCCTTAGCTAGGGATGCACGGATAGCTTCTGCAATCTCAGCGCCATGTTCGTGGCAATAGTCCCGCTCGCGATCCGACATATAGCCGGTAGAACGATACTCCTCTGCGATCCTAGCGGCCTCCTCCACCACCTCCCGAACAGCGAGAGCGTCGAGAATGGCGGT